TAAGCTACTGCTGTATACCTTGTAACATATCCCTGAGTTTCGTCATCATAAGAGACTGAACTACCCTCAGTTTTAATCGGTGCAAGCCCAAAGCCTGTTAGCTGGACATCTTCCTCATATGCCCTGCTTGAACCTTCAATATCATATAAATCTTTAAATTCCTCAGCGTGTTCATCATAAGTACGTCCCCACCACGCCTTAACTCCAGGCCATAGTGCTTTAGGATGATTGCTTGTTGTTATAACGCCCATTTAAAACTCCTTTAGATACCTGTAGTGTATCGTTGTGTATGTAAATTAATCATAACTTCCCACTTAGCATTAACACCAATAGCGTTATCAACTCGGTTGACAAGTCTTAGTATTTTCAACTGTAATGCGTTAGTATGAATAGTGCCTGTATCAAGTTCCGCTCCACTCTTTCCAGATGTGGTAGAACCAGAATCAGTATAAACCAAAGATGCGTTAAGCCCTACAGATGTAGCTGCTAATTCGGCAGCAGCGTCACTCTCCTCCTGAATCTCAAATACAAGGTCAGGGTCATCTGCAACATAAGCAATACGTTCTGTGCTTGCTTCGTTATAAGTTTTTGTTAAGTCAGTTGGTAGCGGATTAAACCCTACTATTACTCCTGATATATAACTTGAACCAGCAGCAGTAGCTTTGTTAATAGTTGGTAATGTTCCAGGCATATTCCCTTTATATTCCAAAAGGTTTGCCGTTCCAGTTATGATAACTGGATCACCAACGAACATAGCTGTTGCATAATCTGACCTAAGATAATACGCAGTAACCGCACCGTTGTAAGGCGCACCGTTCTTATCCTTTATTGGTACTAACCCCAATGGGGTATCTGTGTTAGCCATTTATTTCACTCCTTTAAAAACCTGTTGTGTACCTCTGAGAATGAAGATTTATCATAACTTCCCATTTAGCATGGTCGCCAATAAGATTCCCCTCTCTGTTAACAAGTTTCAATATTTTTAACTTAAAAGTAGCAGTAGTAGCAGCACCAGAACTATCAAGTTCCATGCCACTCTTACCAGATATAGTTGAACCACTATGTGTATAAACTAACTGAGCATTGTTACCAACATCAGTTTCGTCCATTGCAGCCCCACCACTATCTTCTTGAATTTCAAAAACAAGGTCTGGATTATCTGCAACATAGGCAATACGTTCATTCTTAGCTGGATTATAAGTTTTCGTAAGGTCATCTGCATCTACATCGAACCCTACAATAAAACCAGTTAGATATGTACTTCCAGCAGCAGTCGCCTTATTAATCTCAGGTAACGTGCCTGGTTCATTGCCTTTATATATAGTGTCATTTGATGTGCCTGATATTAGAACAGCATCACCGATAAACATTGCTACATCGTAATCAGCAGCAAGGTAATAAGCGTTTACAGCTCCATTATATGGCTCACCGTTCCTGTGTCTTATAGGCACTCCACCTAAAGGTGAATCATTGTTAGCCATTTATTTCACTCCTATTTTAATGCCCTCCCTCGGTATATAGCGACCTCCAGCTCCTGGTCTCCCATGAGTGTCCTCACCATGTCGTAGGGCATTTTCCGTTTGATCTATCATTTTCTGCTTCTCGTTTTGATCAGCAGTAAAGTGTACTATCGGTATTTCCATTAAGTATGCCTTAGAACCATCAGAGTTTACTACCTTAGACATAGAATTATCTAAACTATCGTTACGGTTAGCTGTATCTTTGTCTGTAAAATCAGCATCTTCTCTTTCTACCAAACTATAACCGCCCTCAATAGCTTTGTTTATTCTATCGTCTCTATCGTTTATCCATCGTCTTTTATATCCAGCTTTGCTATTTACAGCAAGTCTTTGGCGTGGTACTCCTAATGGTGTTCTTTCTTTTTTAACTGCCTTATTTTTACCATTCATAGCTTTTTAAATACTCCTCTTTTGTAAATCCTGGGATTTCCTTACAAAATCTATCACACGCTGCCTTTTCTCCTGCTGGCAATGATGCGTAGTTTTGTTTACCTTTAGGTGGAGTAGCTTGTTCTGTGCCACTCTCAACTGCGTTTGTAGTTGGTTCTACCTTTTTATCAAATTCATCAGGGAATTTTCTCATAACTTCTTCCTTAACTTCATCATAAAATGCTTTCCCTGTCTTGTTTGTCCGTTTAGCGATGTAAGAAGAAACCGATGTTGCATAATCTCCTAACTCGCTATTTTTATTAAACCATTCGTTTCCGTCTGATATCCATTCATCTAATTCTTCTTGTAAGACATCATCAGTATTAACTTCTGGTACAGTAATCTTCTCTTGAAGAAGGTCTTTCTTTTCTTCCTCAATTTTGTCGAAAGTGTCAGTATCACCATCTTCAACAGCAGACCTCTGTTTTTTAGTTAAGTCTTTAATAGCTCTCTCAACTGATTTCTGTTCTCTGTCTTGTGCATAGCTTCTAAACTCTTTAAATGTATCTGTCATCTTAGAAACTTTTGTGTTTAAATTCTTAATTGTACTGTCATATTTCTTAAGCCGTTCTCGCATAATAGGCAATTCGTTCTTACCACGTTCTAAAAATTTCTCAGCATCTACCCATCTATCAGTATCGCCTTTAAACTTCTCTTGTTCTACCCATCCCATGCGCTTTGCTTCTGCGTCATGTTCTCCTGCTATTGGTATACCTTCGTCTTTTACTGCCTCTACTTCTCCCATACTATCCTCCTATAACCGCTGCTATATCTTTGTCATTTAGCAACTGATATTTTACCTTGTCTATACCTGTAACTTGATATCCAGAGTATTTCCCTATGTAAAGCCTATCTCCAACTTTTGGTATAGTACCTAACCAATTCTCGAATGCGTTTCCACCATGTGCTATCAGGGTGGCTTGCTCTTGCTTCATTTCTTGTTGTTCCTTGGCAGAAATTGGAATCCAAATTCCACCTTTTGTTTGATCTGCTACATCGTCTTTCTTGACCAGTATTTTAAACTCAACTGGACTCAGACCGCTCTGATTTGTCATCAATTACCTCCATTTCTAAAAACATATCTAACCCAAAAATAATACCTATTTGCTTGCCTGTTTCCTCTGCTGTACTGCTATCTCCCTTCAATGAACTCCCATTAACCAAGCTGTTGACCAGTGCCTCCTTCTGCTCTATTAGGATTTTGCGAACCTTCTTGGTTATTTCGCTTCCTCTCCATGCCTTGAACTCCTTCTCCATTAGCATTTTTCATGCCCTCCATTTCTTTACCTAATTCATCTACAAATACCTTATATTCATCTAACTGTTGTCCTAATTCTTCTGCCTCTGCGCTTGCTATGAATTTAATTGCCTTTGCTCTTAGTTCTTCTATTTGTGCGAACAGCTTCATTTTTTCTAAGTTTGACTTATCTTGGTCTAACTTTAATCGTCCGTACTCTATTTTAATCCTTTCCATATCTGGATTAGGTGGTTGTTGTTTACGTTTATCAGGTGGTGTCATCATCTCAGGTGGTGCTTTAATTGCTTTTAAGTACTCTGCTGTAACTGCATCTTCGTCTAATCCAGGTCTACCAGAAATATTTAACAACGCTTCTGCCTTACCAACTCTCTGAATATCAAGTGAGAACTCAGGGTCAGCAGATGGGATTAAATCAAACCCTTCTTCTGTGAAATCTCCGACTTCGACTTCAACATCTACAACCTGTTCATATTTCTTAACATCACCATATTTAAAATTAAGTGCATAAATCATTTTAAGTTCTTCACTTAACGAACGATATATACGTTTATAAATACCACTAAAAACCTTTAAACCCTGTTCTATCAAGGCTGTTACTGTTGCTGCTGAAACATTCTCTCCAGGTTTCTGACCAGCCATTGCATCTTGAACAGAAGAAATATCTTTCCCTGCTGATATTAATAATCCTAATAATTGAAATAATACTTGAGATGGGTCGCGAATCGGCAATGGTAATATCCCTTGTCGTAAATCTTGGCTCATTACATCAGTTACTTTCCATTCTCCAGGAGCAAACTTAATCTTTCCACCCCTCATCTTTACCCCTCTACCTAAGAAACCTCCACCTGTATTAGCTAATGTACCAGCATCTAATAGCTGATTAACCAAAGTATTTATAGAGTCGTTAATAGGGTATAATAACGTACCGAAACCGATATCATAAAAGCTATTATCAAGACTTGGAATGAATTTATATTTAACAAAATAATGAATTGGATTAATTTTAATGAGTTTGCCATCTTTTAATACTAAACTATCAGCGTCATATCTTGCTACTATTCGTAATACCTTACCGCTTTCTTTGTGAACAGTAACTATATATGGTTCTTCATATCCATCTTCGTCTAAATCTAACCATCTGTGTTGTTCTAATATTAAATGTGGCTCATCTTCATCTTCACCTTTTGCATATCCAATTTCTTCGTCTAACCATAATCCAGAATTAACTCTTTCAATGATATCATTATCGTATTTATAGAATTTATGGGTTATTCTGCGTGTAGTTTTTAGACTTTTAGCTTTTTTATTTACAACAACATCATCACAAGTAAGAAAATCAACAACTACTTTCTTATCAAGACCACTATAATAGACTTTCTTGAAACAATCTCCCATTATAGGTAAATTATGTAACATCTTATCCATGTCATCTACCCAACCGTCTATATCTTTTGTTAGTTGGTAGTCCATGAATGTACTTAATCGCTCAGACCGTTCTTCTTTTTTCTTATCAGGGTCTTTCCCGACTATCTGAAAGTTAGCGATTCTATGATTAGGTATTAATTCTGGCAATGCTCTACTTGCAAACTGAACTGTTGCTACTGTTATTAGAGGATACTTTACATTCGCAGCACCATCCCAAGGAAAAGTCTTTCTCTCGTATGTCTGCTCGGCTAATTTCATAGCCTTTTTATTTAGTTCATCTCGTTCAGAACGAGATTCTAAATCTATGTCATAACCTTTTGTAACTTTACCTCCGATTGAACTTAAAACATCTGGTTCTAAGAACTCAGCTATATTGTCTGACATGATGTACTTATCTAATAACTTAGGTTTAATATCCATACTTTTCCCTATAATATTTCTTCTAATTTATTGTCTTTAACAATTTTATA